GGGGATCTAAGGGGTTGTGATGAGTGATAACGGTAGTGACGACAAGAGAGTGCCTGATTGGCGTTCCATAGAGCGTGAGTACCGTGCTGGCATCAAAACCCTGAGACAAATTGCAGAAGAGCACGGCATCACGCATGGTGCTATAAACAAAAGAGCAAAGCAAGAGGATTGGCCGAGAGACCTTAGCGCAAAGATCAAAGCAGCCGCTGAAGCCAAGGTATCCAAGGCAATGGTATCCAAGTCAGTATCCAAGCAAGACTTGGTTACTGAGCGTCAGGTAGTTGAGGCAAACGCAGAGATCGTCGCTCAGGCTGATCTGATAAACCGCAAGGATGTGCTGCTGGCGCTGAGTGTGTCGAGGTCTCAGCTTGAAGAAGTCGCAGAGCTAAGTGAGCCCGAGTTCCATGAGAGGCTAGTCGCACTTGGCGAAGCGATGGATACCAGCACTGAACGCCGACAGGACAAGGACAACGAACTGTATCGCTACATCATCAGCCTCGCTGGGCGCGTGAAGCTTTCTAAGGATATCGCAGCTTCGCATGGCGTGTACATCCCAATGCAGCGCAAGATCCTGAAGCTTGACGCAGAGGGTGATCGCAATCAGTCCAACTTGGATGCGTTGCTGGCAAAGATCAACGCAGCAAGCGAATGACAGACGACGATCGAGAGCTTGCCATTAGGCGCGTGAGAGAGAGTTTCGAGGTCTTCGCGCTGCATTGTTTGAAGATCAAGAACAAAGAGGGCAAGGTTGTGCCGTTCGTGATGAACCGAGCGCAGCAGCACGTCCATGAGCGGCTTGAAGAGCAGAAAGCTAAAACTGGCAAGGTAAGGGCGCTGATTTTGAAAGGTCGGCAGCAGGGCCTGTCAACGCTCATTGGTGCCAGGTTCTATCACCAGGTTTCGATGTGGGCTCGCAGTGCGTTCATCGTGGCGCACGAAGACAAGGCAACGACCAATCTGTTTGAGATGGTTAAGCGGTATCAGGCGCATAACCCAATGGCTCCAAGCACTCGGGCATCGAATGCGAAAGAGTTGATATTCAGCGCCATCGATGCGGGCTACAAACTCGCTACAGCAGGAACTGATGACGTTGGTCGTGGTAACACTGCGCAGTTGATTCACGCATCAGAGTACGGCTTCTGGCGCAATCCGCAACAGCACCTAGCTGGCTTGGGTAACACCATTGGCGATGTCGATGGGTCAGAGTTCGTTATCGAGTCCACTGCAAACGGTATTGGCAATAGCTTTCACCAACTGTGGCAGTCTGCAGAATCTGGTCATGGTGACTTCATCCAGATCTTTGTGCCGTGGTTTTGGTCTGATGAGTACAAAGCCGAGCTAAAAGCAAACTTCGCCAGAACAGACAAAGAACAGATGCTGGCTGATGTTTACGGCTTGGACGATGCCCAGCTTCAATGGCGCAGAAACAAGATTAGCAGCTATGGTGATGGATTTGAATGGCTGTTCGACCAAGAGTTTCCATGCTGTGCTGCTGATGCATTTGTCACCAGCACATCAAACCCGCTGATCAATCCAGCCTCTGTCATGGCCGCAGTCAATAGCGACTACCGCGACAGCAATGCCCCTCTAGTGATTGGCTGTGACCCTGCAGGTGATGGCATGAATGACGCCGACAGGACCGCGATTGCTTTTCGTCGTGGTCGAGTCTGCCACCGGATTGAGTATCACAACGGTCTAGACACGATGCAGATCGCAGGCAAGTTGGCAGAGTACGCCAAAGAGATGCAGCCAGCGATGATTTTCGTGGACAAGGGCGGACTTGGGGCTGGTGTGTTTGATCGGCTTAAAGAGTTGAATGTGAACGTGATCGGAGTCAACAGCGCCACTCGTGCCAATGACTCTGAGATCTACGAGAACAAGCGGGCCGAGATGTGGTGGACGATGAAGGAATGGTTTGATGACCAACCTTGCCGGATCCCGAATAACGCCGCACTGATCAGTGATCTGACAGCACCGCAGCCGACGGTCTCATCGAATGGCCGCAAGCTGTTGGAGAAGAAGGAAAAAATGAAAGCGCGAGGCGTGAGATCAAGTGATGGAGCCGATGCCTTGGCTTTGACGATGGCCGAACCGATTGTCAACGCAAGAGCAGACTATATGGCATACAGAGCCCCAAAAAAGGCTGCAACATCTGCCGGATATTGAATGTAAGTGTCAGCGTGTCAGCTAAAATATGCCGTTTTACAAACATAGGGTTATCAAACGACATGCAAGCTTATATCGACTACAAAGGCGAAAGATTCCACCTTCAGTCGTCCAAGAGGTATTACCAGAGCGGCGACAAAAATCAGCCCATCAGGTCGCTTCATCGGCGCATCTGGACTGAGTTCTTTGGGGCAATACCTGATGGGTATGAGATCCATCACAAGAATGGCGATTGGACAGACAACGACCCAAGCAACTTGGATTGCTTGCCGAGCACCGTGCATCAACGACAGCACATGCTTGAGAGGTTTCAGGATGAGGCATACCGAGATGCCAATAAGCTGAACTTAGCCAAAGCGCAAGAGGCAGCTAAAGAGTGGCACGCATCAGAAGAGGGTCTTGCCTGGCACAGTAAGAACGGCCTTGAGACATGGCAAAACAGAATGCCAGTAAAGGCAACTTGCAGCGTATGCAGTAAAGAGTACGAAACATACTTTGCCAGCAGGTCACGCTTTTGCTCCCATGCTTGCGAGCAAAAAGAAGGTTACCAGCGACGCAAAACAGCAACGGGCACATGCCTTGTTTGCGGGTCCGAGTTTTCGTACAACAAGTACCGAGAGGGCCAAGAGTGCTGCTCAAGAGCTTGCTCAAACAAGCTTCGTGGCGCTAGGCAGCGCGGCGTTGAATTACCCAAAGCCGCACCGACAAGCGCAGGGTACTAAGGAGGGTCCGTACCCGGTACGGACCCTAATTTGATAGCACTCTCACTGATAACCGTTATCAGTGACAAATAGGAGCCATCATGGCAGTTACAGGTCCAAACGACGAGATCGCAGAATTTCAGGCTGCATTCACAGGCATGACTGCTGACGAAACCAAAGCGCCCGCAGAAGAGCATGCTGGCGATGCCGAGATGATGAAGACGGCTGAAGCTGCTGGTGAGGCTCGCATTGCGCCGCCGAAGCCGTCATTCAGTCAAGCATTCGCAGAGGCTCGCAAAGCAGGCAAGTCGGTGTTTGACTTCAATGGCAAGAAGTACACCACTGAGATGAAGGGTGAGGCCAAGAAGCCGAGCACAGCCCCAAAAGGTGTGAATAGCATCCGTGCTTCTGATGCACCGCTAGGGTTCGATGCCGCAAAAGGCAAAGAGACACAGGTTACCACTGGATCCACTCAGGCAAGTCGCGGCAAGCCATCAAAGCCTGTTACAGAGACGGTTCGCGCTGGCTATCAGGGTCCAAGGCAAGAGACATTCGCTGAGCGTGAGAAGCGCTTGGGTGGTGGTTTCTCTTACGCAGAGGCCAAGGCTGCATACGACAAGGCCAACCCCGTCATCAAGCGTGGCGGTGTGAAGTAAATGAGCGACGAACTCCAATACGCGCTGGCATCCAAAGAGGCAATGGCTGACCGGCCCACGCTCGTCTTGGGTGCTCTTGGTGCCAATCTGCTGATGGAGTTTGCCAAGGCCGAGAGCGAGCGCCGCCTCACTGAAGAGCGCTGGCTGAAAGACTTGCGTCAGTACCGTGGTCAGTATGACCCTGAAGTGCTGGCTGCACTGGGCGTGAATCGCTCTAAGGCGTTTGTCCGCAAGACCCGTGTCAAGGTCAAGACGGTTGACTCTCGCGTTGAGGATTTGCTGTTTCCTTCTGGGTCTGAGAAGAACTGGGAGGTCGATTCGACACCAGTTCCAAGTGTGCCAGAGCAGTTGCGTAGGGCCGTTATCGGACAGTTGCAGCAGATGGCTCAACAAATGGCCCAGCAGAACCCGAATGGGCCTGTGCCACCGATCACCAAAGAGATCATCGACAAAGAGATCCTGAAAATCAGCAAGGCAGCAGCCAAGAAGATGGCCGTGGTCATTGACGATCAGCTGGCAGAGGTGGCATACAAGAAGATTTGCAAGATGGCGATCCACTCGGGTCACCTTTTCGGCACTGGGATCATCAAAGGTCCATTGGTAGAGCGCCGTGTACGTTCGACATTCGTGAATGAGAACGGCAAATGGGTCGAAAAGAGCGAAGCCTATGTGGTGCCGTTCATCGACTACGTCCCGGTGTGGCGTTTTTACCCGGATATGGGTGCTGACGAGCTGTCAAAGTGCCGCTATGTGTACGAACGTCATCAAATGACCCGCGCAGATCTCACAGAACTGGCTGATCGCAAGAGTTTTAACCGCGAAGCCATCCTGAATTACCTGAAAGCCAGCCCAGAGGGGCAGACTACAGTGAAATACATCGACAACGAGCTGAAGTTGATCGGTGAGCGCACTGAAAATCAATCAGGGGCAGATGGAAAGTTCGAGATTTTGGAGCGTTGGGGCTGGTTGCTTGGCGAAGAGCTGAAATCAGTCGGCATCGAGGTCGATGAAGACCGCTGCCATGAGTCGTTTTTCTCGAATGTGTGGCTATTGCCAAATGGTGAGGTGATCAAGGCGGTTTTGCAGCCGATTAACGGCGTGACATGGCCGTATCACATCTACTATCTTGACAAAGACGAGACAAGCATCTTTGGTGATGGCTTGGCAACGATTCTGCGTGACGATCAGACGATGTTGAACGCATCGACTCGCATGATGCTGGACAACGCAGGCATCACGTCTGGCCCAATGGCTGAGGTGAATGTCAGTCTGCTGTCCAACATGGATGACCCCACAGATTTGCATCCGTGGAAGGTGTTTTTGCGCAATGGCTCGCAGCCCGGTGTGCCTGCTGTGAGGGCTATCGAGCTGCCCAGCAACCTACAGAACCTGGCTGGTCTGGCTGATCGCTTCGAGCAGAACCTGGATGAAGTGTCCGCAGTGCCGCGCTACATGACTGGTGAAAACGTCAGCCAAGGCGCAGCAGGTACAGCTTCTGGCATGTCCATGCTGATGGGCGCTGCCAACATAATGATCAAGGATCTGATCGGCAGCTGGGATGACGGCATCACGACACCGTTTATTCGCGCCATGTATCGCTGGAACATGCAATTCCACCCTGATAACAGCATCAAGGGCGACTTTGATGTCCGTGCCCGTGGGTCTTCATCGTTGGTGGCGCGTGAAGTGCGTGCCCAGCAGCTGGACCAGTTCAGCCAGATGGTTGCCAATCCATTGGATGGCCCCTTCATCAAGCGCGATGCTCTGCTGCGTCAACGTGCAGAAGCGCATGAACTCTCGGACATCGTGAAGACCGAAGAAGAGGTACTGGCAGAGCAGAACAACCAAGCCAT